TGCTGCCACAAACCAAGCAGGTAGTCTGCGTTTATCCCACGGTTCACAGATTATTTCTGAGCTTCAAACACGCCAAGAGATCTTAGTGTGGACTGATTCGGCGTTGTACTCCTTGCAGTATCTCGGTCCTCCGTTTGTGTGGGGGTCTCAGTTACTTGGCGACAATATATCTATCGTTGGACCAAACGCTACGGCTGTTGCTTCAGGTGTGGTGTATTGGATGGGGGTTGATAAGTTTTACACCTATAACGGACGAGTGCAAACACTTCGTTGTGATATGCGCCGATATATCTTTTCTGATATTAATGTCTCACAGCTTGACCAAATATTTGCCGGAACCAATGAAGGGTTTAACGAAGTCTGGTGGTTCTACTGCTCTGCGAATTCGACGGTCATTGATAAGTACGTTGTGTACAACTACGCAGAAGATATTTGGTATTACGGCACGATGGGGCGCACTGCTTGGCTTGATTCGGGGCTGCGTAATTATCCTGAAGCGGCAACTTACGAATACAACATTGTTGATCATGAATATGGTGTGGACGATAACTCCACAGGTACGGCTACTGCAATTGAAGCTTATATTGAGTCAGCAGAGTTTGATATTGAAGATGGGCAGAACTTCGGGTTTGTATGGCGCATGGTGCCTGATCTGACGTTCCAAGGGTCTACTGTTGCAAACCCACAAGTCACCATGACGCTTTACGGTATGAATGGTTCCGGGTCTGGGTTTAACACCGAAGCCGCCAAAGCTGTTGCCCGTACTTCCACAGTGACGATTGAGCAGTTCACCAATATTATCTATACCCGTATTCGTGGACGACAGATGATTATGCGGGTTGGCTCTGATGGGCTGGGTACAACGTGGCAGCTTGGCGCCCCACGAATTGATGTTAAACAGGATGGGCAGCGGTGAGTTTACTTAGGCAACCAGCACCACCCAGTTTACCTGCGGCAGGGGCTAGCTATGAACGCGCATATCATGACCAGTTCAACAATGTTTTACGCCTCTACTTCAACCAACTTAACAACAACGTTTCAGCACTACTAGGTACAGACGGGGGGCGGTATTTAAGTATTCCGTTTGGGGCGTGGTCTAGTGATTCGGATCAAGTTGCTGTTAGTACAACCGCCGCCTACGCCGTTACGTTTGATGTCGCTGATATTGCTGACAGTGTGACGCTTGTCGATGATTCAAAACTAACGGTGCGTTACTCTGGGGTTTATAACTTACAATTCAGTATCCAGTTTGTTAATACAGACTCCCAGATACATGACACTGATGTTTGGGCCGCAATAAACGGCACCAATGTCCCAAACAGTAACTCTCGGTTTTCTGTCCCTAACAGTCATGGTGGAGTAGACGGGCATTTGATTGCGGCTCTGAATTTGTTTTTGCCTTTATATTCGGGTGATTACGTCGAGCTGTACTGGCATACTGACAACACTTCAGTTAGTATTGAGCAGATTAACGCTGCTTCTTCCCCCACACGCCCTGCCACCCCCTCAGTTATAGCCACTATGGTGTTTGTCTCTGCGATACCGGATAGCACGACATGACCACTTCGACCCAAATCACACCCGAAGCAGCTCTGGCAAAGTTCAACGCGTTTGTGCAATCGCAACAAATGCAGGATTATTTGTCTCAACGCCAACAGCAATATGGGACAACCCCCAAAGGTGCAGCTTCAGATAAAGGATGGACCGCAGGTGAGTCTTACACCAACCCGTTTGCAGGGTTGAAGGAATTTGGTTCAGAAGAAAAGCCTACTTTAAATTGGAACTCCGCGCTTGGTGAAGCAGGTGAGTATGAGTCTGGAACCCAGACCCAACAAAAATCAGCCTATGACATATTAAAAGGCGCTTTCAATACAGAAGATAATATCTTCGGGCACAAGTCAACGTTTACTAAAGCCTACAGCACGTCGGAAAAAGACGCTAAGGGCAACCCGATTGAGATCAAAAACCCAACCCTTGAGGATATTCAGTCGGGTAAGGTTGCCTTTTTAGTAGGTGGTAAGACAGGCGGTGAAAGCCGCGAGCGTATGGCTCAGATGTATTTGCCTATGGGCGACAAACTTGTCCCTGTCGGAGACCCCCAGTATTACAAAGGCGAACACCCTGACGCTAAGAATGTAGCAACTGCCTTAAAGATTGCTTCGATTGCTTCACTACCTTTTGGTGGTATTGGTGCGTTTCTTGGACCAGTAACCGGTACGGTTGCAAGTGGTATTGCTTCTCTTGGGCTTCCGGCTATGGCCGCAAATATCGGCGCTAATGCTTTGGTGCAAGGGGGGTTGAACGCTGGTATTGCAAAACTTGTGGATATGGACGTAGGTAAAGCGTTTAAGTCCGGCGCAATCTCTGGCGGTATTGGTGCAGGGCTTGGCGAGCTTGGTGCGGCTACTGGGTTGGATAAAGGCTTAGGGGCAATATACACCCCTGCTAAATCTGTTGCCACGTCTGCTTTATCTTCCGCTGCATTGGGTAGACCGTTTAACTTTTCCGAAGCTGCTAAAAACGCTGCCCTGTCTTATGGGTTACAGCAAGCTTTGGGTTCAACCGATTTAGCCCCCAAGCAGGGCGAAGCACTTAACAAATTCCTAGAGTTTCTGGGGAGGAAGCCGTAATGACAACGTCTTTTGGGTTTGGTATTGGCCCCGATAACGACGGGCTAACTACTTTGCCAGAAGATTTAACTTACGATGATTTCTTCGAGGCTTTAAGTAACATCGATCCTTCAACAGTAGCGGCAGCAAATAAGTTTTTATCTACTGAAGATTTAATCACAGGGCGCGGTACTGATGTTCAACAAATGCTGCAAAATATATACTCCACACCAGGGTCGCAAGAAGTTATAGCCCCTTATTTTGAGGAGTTTTCTAGGCAGAACCCCGAATTAGCTGCTCAGTTGCAGCCGTATTTTGAAAAGTTGGTAGATCCTAATACCCCACGCACGGTATTTGATACTAAGTCTTTTTCCATGCCAACTACTGAAAACAACACCGCTAGCTTTTTAAACTCGGGTGTAAATATGAGTACAGCAATTGAACCAATATCCAGATTACCTCTCGACCCAGACGAGAATATCGCTAGGCTAGATGTTTCTGGCACGGTGGATATTCCAGATGACATTTCCATATTACGCGATATTGATGACGCAACTATTGGGGATGTTTCAATTAAACCCCCTAGCGGTGCAGACCTAGCCAGCTTTTTTGACGCTTTTAAAAATATAGATCCTATTGCCGCCGCAGCTTTACTTGGAATACCTGCGATTGCTAGCGCGTTAAGCGGTAGTGGAGCTGGAACTGCCGCAAGTTCTGCTATCCCTACAACCACACCTCCACCCGGAACAACCACACCTCCACCCGGAACAACCACACCTCCACCCGGAACAACCACACCTCCACCCGGAACAACCACACCTCCGCCTGTAACAACCACACCTCCACCCGGAACAACCACACCTCCACCCGGAACAACCACACCTCCGCCTACAACAGATACAACGACAACTTCAACAAGTCCAAATCCAACGGAAGATGAATTAATAAGGGCTGGGCTCCCTAAAGAATTATTACCCCTCCTTCTTAAGTACGGCCTTGGGGCGCTAGCTTCTTACTTATCCTATAAGTCTGCCAAGGATGCTCAGGAGCAAGCTAGAGGTGCGTCATTTACTGAGAAGGGTCCGGTAACTTCAACACGTCGGGCGTATCAAGGTAGTACGTACAAACCTGCGGCGCAGGGTGGGCTGATGACGCTTGCCGGTGGTGGTATGACTGCTAAGCAACCCTTTTACCTCGGCGGTCCTACGGATGGTATGGCAGATGAAGTCCCTGCACATATCGACAACAAGCGCCCTGCTGCATTAAGTGATGGTGAGTTTGTGATCCCGGCAGATGTTGTTAGTCATTTAGGCAATGGTAATTCCAATGCTGGTGCAAGTCGTTTATATGAAATGATGGATCGCGTGCGTGAAGCACGTACTGGTAACAGAAAGCAGGGTATTCAAATCAACCCTAACAAATTTATGCCGAGGTAATCATGGCTGTTGACATTGAAGCACTAAAAATAGCTGCCGCTGGTTCTGAAGGCGACAAGATTAAATGGTATGCCTCGCAGTTACGTGCAGGATACACCGACGCTCAAATACGTGATGCTGTTAATAGAGCGCTAGGCACCACTTACACTGGCGCGGAAGAAGATTGGAAATATCTTCAAGATAAAGCTGCTGAAGATGTTATTAAACAAGTTAGTACAGGGTCTGCAAAAGATAAGGCTACGGCGTACAACCAGCTCTATCAAGGTGCAGGGTTAAGTAACGACGCTATCCAGCAGAATATTATTGAGATTGCGGGAGAGCAAGATCCAGAAGATATTAGAGCGCTTCTTGGGATTGCTGGTGCTCAACGCGCAGCGCAATTACCAACTGGGGAAGCTAAAGCTGATTATGTAAAAGAGATGGTTGGGTATGACTATACCCCCGAAGAAATTATTAATTACATTAATACAGGTGTTGGCGAACAAACTCCAGAAGATATGACTGAGTTGTTCAGGCTCGCCGGAATACAGATACCCGCTGCTGGTGGTGCTGATACGGTTAAAGCTGCTGGTGGTGCTGATACGGTTAAAGCTGCTGGTGGTGCTGATACGGTTAAAGCTGCTGGTGGTGCTGATACGGTTAAAGCTGCTGGTGGTGCTGATACAGTTGTAGCTGGTGGAGGTGCTGATACGGTCACGGCTGCTGGTGGTGCTGATACGGTCACGGCTGCTGGTGGGAACGACACCGTTAGCGCAACAACTACTTGGACATCTCCTACGGGTATAACAATCCAAGTCCCTGCTGGGTGGGAAAGATTCACTGGACAGCAAAAAGTTGACTGGTTCAAAAGTAAGAATATGACCGGCTCTACGCTGCAAGCGTTGGGCATACCCGCTACCGATATAGCAAGCGCAATCAAATTAGGTTTGCCGTCAGGCGCAAGTGCAAACTTTGACACCACAGTTAGGGGCGCTCCTACCACTGACCGTGTTGGTACAGGTGTTGCAGTTACAGGAGAGTCTGGACTGCGTGAGGGGTATGCCCCTTATGTACAACGCTTGCTTGAACGATCTTCTGCTGAAGCTGATGTGCCTTTTCAAAAGTACACGGGGGAATCCCCCTTGCTTGAGTCGGCTAAGGCAGGGATTGCTAACTTAACAACACCCGCTCAATTCTTACAGGGTTCCAATCTTGCACAGGCTGCGGGTATCGGCGCTTTGGGTTATGGGCAATATAAGCCTACGGCGTTTACGACGGGTACGTTCGCTAACCCTGTGCAGACTGAAACTACTGTACCCAAAGCTCATGGTGGTGAAATTGAGGGGTATGACGCTGGTGGTGCAGTTGATGTAGGTGGAGATTCTGCTACTAATCCTTACACAGTACCTGCTAACCCCAACATCCAACCAACTACTTACGGTGGGCAGAACGTCACCAATGTGCAGGCGTCTTACATGTCGCCTTATATGCAGAATGTTGTTGATGTCCAGCAGCGCGAAGCCAAACGCCAAGCAGATATTGCCAACCAAGCTATCGGAGCAAAAGCCGTTCAAGCCGGTGCTTTTGGTGGGTCACGTCATGGCTTGCTGGAGTCTGAAGCAAACCGTAATCTTATGACTCAGCTTGGCGGTATTCAAGCTAAGGGTTTACAGGATGCCTATACCCAAGGACTCGGCCAATTTAATATCGAGCAAAACCGTGGGCTTGAAGCGCAGAAAATGGGCGAACAGTCTCGGCAGTTTGGTGCAGAGCTTGGGCTTAAAGGTTTGCAAACTGGTATCCAAGCAGGGCAGGCGCTTGGTAATCTTGGTCAACAACAAGGTTATCTTGATCTGGCAACGCTTAAACAAATGGCTGACTTGGGTACTGCTGACCGCAACTTTGACTATAACGAGTTCCTACGCGCTGAGAAGTATCCGTATGAGAACCTTACGTTTATGAAGAACATGCTGACGGGGCTACCTATCAGTGCAGCAGCTACGGGTATTGATCCTATGTCACAGGCGCTTACGGGAGGAATATCTACAATAGCGCTCATAGATATGATAAATAAAATCAATACAGGGTCTACCGGCCCGACCACAACAGGTACAAAACCGTAAGGGGTAATTCATGTCGCAGATCCCTTTTAACCCCATGCAGTCGCAAGCAGCGATTCAGAATCCTGCGCGTTTTCCTGACCAGAAGTTACAGCAATACGCTGCGGGTAAACCACCACAACCTACTGGACAGGTCACGCCTCAGATGGCAGGACAAGAGTTGGCTCAACGGGGCGCGGAGCGTCAGGCGATTAGTCGTAATGCGGCTATGCAGAATGATCCCAAAAACAGCCCGACTATCTTTCAGCAGCTTAT